CATTGTTACTACTGTATGGTATTTATCAAAGTACCTGATAATTTCATTTATAATCCACTTATGTGAATCCGCATCGAAATAGACATCTGTCAATACATCTCTGGTATTCTGTAGGAATGTTTTGTCTGTTAGTAGTGATCCTAGTACTTTTAATTGGAAGCCTTTTCCGTATTGCTGAAGTGATTTAAGTGTCATTTTATAACCTATTTAAATATTGTTAATCCTCTAAAATTTTCCAACCAACCTTCTGTATTTTTGGTGATACCTTCAATCTTATCTGTGTCCAGTAAGTGTAGGAATCCTCCTACCTGTAGTGCCGGTATTGGGCTCTTTATTACTTCTAATATATGGTCTTTTTCTTTCTGATCCAACGCTGTAATGTGTAAATCCATTAATTTAAAATTAGTTTCTACACGATCCCATTCGCTTATAATTTTAGGAAAGATTTTTTTTACTTTGGGGTCTGTTAACTTAGCTGCGCAGACATCGTACACATACTCTAATGTTGTGCCGGGTACATTTACCAGGTCAGGGAACTGTGAGATTATAGTCTTTATCCCCAAACCTTTTACTCCTGCTAAATTATCAGAGTTATCCCCTAAAAGGGCTTTTACGACATTATAGTTTTCAGGAAGAACTTGTAATTCTCCTTGAATGTTAGCAGCTGTTAATAGAAGTTTCTTAACCGGAGCATAAACCTCTACGTTTTCATCTACAAGCTGTAAAAAATCTTTATCTGATGAAATTATGGTAAGTTTCTTATTAGTAGACGATGCTGTTTTTGCTAAATATGCTATAATATCATCTGCTTCAAGTTTTTCCATCATAACCTGGTGGACTGGTAAGCATTCTATATAGTCCTGTGTCCTATACAGTTGTGCTATTAATGCTTCCTGTTCTTCGGCTTTTGTATCGTATAGCCCCCAGTGCGTAATTCGAGATGTTGCTCGATTGGCTTTATAATTCTGGTCTATATTCTTTCTATTAGCAGAACCTCCTTTTCCGTCCCATATTATAAGTACCCTTGTCGGGTCAAAAGTACGGGTTACAAATCCTAATGATCGCAGGAAACCAATTAGACCGCCTACATGGTGGCCTAAAGGGTTCATTGCTTTAAGGAGTGAAAAGCTTCGAATTAACATATTCATAGCATCTATAACTAAAATATGGTCGTTTAACTCTCGGGGTGGGGACTGTTTTAAATTTTTCAGAATATCTGAATAGTCCGTCATTAGTCTAGTAGGTTTGGTGTAATTGTTTCTTCTTCTAAATCTCCTTCTTCAATTAAGTCGAAATCTATTGATCCAACAAGTTTTAACCAGTGCTCTTTATGGGCGTCTCTGTACTTATCGATAGCTTTTTTATCATCTTCAATAAATCCATGAGAGGTCATTACTACTTTCCCTCTAGATTGGACTCCCCCTATGTGGTTCTTTTCAATCTGGATGTTTGTACGTTTGGCAAACTCTACCTGTAAACCATCTTTAACTGCTTTAATCTTAGAAGTGCCCGGGTTTGTAATATTACCGAAGGTAACTACTAAGGTAGCGTCGTACCACATAGACATTCCTCCTTTATTCTGCAGCTTAGGTTGTCCCATTGGATGCTCAGGTTTCATAGTCCATACTTTATTAATAGCTACAAGAGTATTGGTGTAGGGAAAGTTTTCTTTTCTTGATAATAAAATCTTTTGATTTAAATTATTACCAAACTGTGTGGACATCGCTCCCGCATTCCATTCATTGTTATTCTTATTAGAACGAACTGATAAGTCACATGGTATAGAACCGATAGAATCCCAAAAGAAACATAAATCGAAAGGTAAGTTACCTTTAGCCTGCTCATCCATTAAGTCAGCCATATGTACAGCTACTTCTTCAATGGTATTTAAAGATCCTCGGTCTGCATATAGAAAATGTCCTTCAAAATCTACTACTTTACCGTTTTCATCTTTAACTTCATTAAATTGAAGCCCCATCTCCCTTGCATGCTCCCATGACCATTTCATCTCCGAGATAATAAATACCGGTAAGATACCCATTTTCTGTGCACTTACTGCTGCTTCTAATAAAGCAGTAGTTTTTCCTGTGTCAGAATGCCCTCGTAGTAAGGTGATGTGACCGGTTGGAATACCGGGTAAGGAAGTAATATCTTGAAAAGCTTTAGATAGGGGTATCCAACCCTGCTCTTTAAATTTTACAGATGCTTCTGCAAAGCCTTTCTTTTTTTTAAAATTACCAAGATTAAAATTCTTCTTGATGGCCGCAGATGCGGCCTCCTGTACTTCCTGTTTCTTCGCCATAATTACTCGTTAAATAAGTCGTCAAATTTGCTAACTGTATCCTGTTTTCCAGCAGTAGCAGTCTCTAGACTAAAGTCAGACTTTTTTTGTCCTAGGCTTTCTGGTAATGATGTATCAATATTACTATCTACCGGTTTTGTAACTGTAGTAGTTGTCTCTTCTGTAATCGAAGAAGGGTCTAAGTATCCTTGTAGTTGTTTCTTAATGTAGTCGTAATCATATTGGGTATGTACATCTACTGGGTTTGGTTGAGTCTTCAGCCACAAATCTACTTCTTCATTTTTATCTGATAGAGTAGTTTGTTTAGGTTTAATACGTACAGAAGTTTCAGGGTAAGGGTTACCAGCTGATTGTTCTACCACCATATCCCATCCTTGCATAACATCTGTGAAGTCCCCAATATCTTCATCCTCTGCTAAAGCAAGTAATGCTTTGTATATTGTTACACCGAATCCCCATAAACGTACTCCTTTGTCTTCTTCTCCTCTTACTATAACAGGAGCGAAAACACGAGTTTTAGGGTTTAATTTACCTGATAAGGACCAGTTGTCTTTATCTGATGTCTTCCTAAGTTCTTTTACGAACTCTTCGATTGGGTCTTGTTTACCAAAGTTTGATAAAGCTACCATTGGATACTTTCCAATTCCGTAATGGAATTTTAATTCTTTAAATGGGAACGCAGGGTCATAAGCAGACGGGACAATACGAATTGTCTGTTTACCTAATGAGGGTTTCCAAAAAATAGTTGAATAGTCAGTTTTTTCTGTGTCCTGACTAGTAGAGTTCAAAGCTTCTAGCTTTGCTTTAATTGCATTAATGTCCATATAACTGATTTTAAAATTATAACGTTTATCTAATATAAGAATAATATCTTAAACTACCAACTAGATTTCAATAATCTTGTGTAATTTTGTATTTAAATTATATTATATTACTTTTCCCAACTTTTCCTGAATCTATATCGATAAAGCAGATTAATGTTTCTCTACTCCCCGCAGTAATTACTGTTACTTCATGGGGGACTTCTACTCCCCATAAAACTACATTCCCTTTAGCTTTAGTCATTACATGTTGACTGTCTATTATAAAATCTCCTCCTTCGTATTCTTCATTTAATTGAATTCCTACTGTGAAGTATCTTAGGGGTAAGCCTTTATGGTTCCAGGGTGTATCGTAATGTCTTTTAAAAAAATCTCCCTCTACATACCTTCTAAATTCGGCCCATGGTTGTGTTTTCCATTCAAAATCCAACATTAACTCTTTAGTCCAATCTTTTAACCGATTATACACAAACTCTGTATCTTCATCCCAGTTAAATGTATCTTCCGTAAACGATGATCCTTTAGGGGTAATAGATAAATCATCATTTGTTACAGGATAAATTCTGTAAGATTCCTTATTAAAGTATTTTTGAATACGTTCCAGTTCATCTGGGGTAAATATTACTTTTTGGGCGTAGAATCTACTATACTTGTTATTGGGTACTTTAAATCTTTTAGGATCTAAATCGTAAAGTAAGTTAGAGTTTACGTAGGGGGCCATTCTATATTATATTTCAATAATCTTGTGTAATTTTGTATTTACTCTTTTTAGTTCCGGTCCTTTGGTTAAAAGTACGCAGTTTTTGTAGTCTGCCCAATTAATACGGAAGTTAGAATCTAACTCTCCATCGTTTAATTGTTTGATTAGTGTATTAAGTGCATTAATAGTGTAGAGAGTATTGGACTCTTTTTTGCGATGCACTAAGATAGTATTATCTAGGAATGTACCGACGTTACCGAAGTCCACGTTATAGGTACATATGTATTCGTCTTGGCTCTTTGAGTATAGAACGAATATTTTATTATATATAATCTTATACCTCTCTTGTACTGTCGACAATACTTCGTCTAAAGTATCTTCAGAAGCGAAGGTACAGAATAGTTTGTTACTCATATCTTCATTTAAATAAAATGGTTCAATATCGTAGTCGAACCGGGACGTCATAACATCTGTTATCATATATAAATATCTTTGTTGTCTATAAAACTAAATTCTTACTAAATTTAAACTTTACCGGGTAATTGCCACCCGATTCCATTATTCTTTTAATATCTTCTAATGTTTCCTTACCGTCCTCTTTATGAAAGTCAAATAAAAATGCGTCGTAGGTATACAAGACTATCTTGGTTTTCTTATCTTTTAGGTACCTTAATACATCTTTTAATGTAAGTATATTTCTTGCGGTTTCCAACGATTGCATCATATAATTCATTAATTTGGCTGGATGCATTTCTTTTAGCTCTTTGGTGAAAGGTTTGTTTGATATCGGGTTGTACACCACCCCGTCATTTTGGTAGGATTTCCACATATCATCTATGTACTGCTGTACTTTCCGAAATATAGGTAAGTCTTTATGTTCTTCCGGTATTTTACCGTAAATTGCTTGGAAGTTGATTTGTTTTGCCTGTATATACTGCTCTTCTGATATATCTTCAGTCCCAAAGTAGGTTTTTGCTAATTCTCTGTGGGCAGAATCTCCTTTTAATAGGTAATGAATCTGATCACACAATAAACGAAGGTGATACCCATCAAAATCGAGTTCAACAAAATAATCCCCTTGCGGGAAGAAACAGTTCCTGTGCTCTGCACTCTTAGGAATAGCAGCGAAATTAACAGAGTTAAAAGCATTAGTAGGTCTAGATGTGACATTATACAAATTGTATTGGGTTAAAACTATGTTATTTTCCACGTTATATTTAGGGTCTCGTGGTGTAAACAGTTGATTAAATGCATCGTAGTGTATTCCTATTCCGGGCTGTTCTAATAAATAGAATACATTTACTGCGGTTTTGTTATAAAAGTCAAAGCCTGGTGGGATATTTAACTCAATTACGTGTTTAACTTGATTATATATTTTTTCACATGATTCATATAATTTAGATATAGGGATCAACTGATTAATGTTTGAAAAACCTCTAAATTTATTATAGAAAAAGTTTAACGTCTCGTTTTCTTTTGAATACTCTAACCTATCAAACTTTACCATGGAGTAAACTAGCGATAAATCTATAGCTTCCTGTAGATTAAAGTGGTAGAGTAGGGTTTTCTTATCTAATGTATACAGTTTACTTGAAGACGAAAGCAGTTTATAGAGACGGTCTTTTGCAATGTTTATACCTTCATCATGATTAATAGGTACTATAAAGCCGTGCTGACTTAAAAGAGGTCTTATGTAGACCGCTACAGTCGTAGTAAGTTTTGGATGGTATAGATCATTGGTGGAGATTACATCTACGTAAACTCCTTCTTTGGTCAACATCTCTAAGTTAAGTAACTTATCTTCTTCTTCTACTATATAAAACATTTTTAATATAACCTTTTATACAATATAAGATAAATTTTCTATTCTACAAACTTCCCATAGTCTTTTATATACCCTTTTAATCCTTTTATAAGATTATCTTGTATTTCTATGGTTTGCTTATTTTTTGTTTCAGCTCCTTGGTAAATATACGGGGGTTTAACCAAGTCCTTGGCTGGTCCTTTAATAACCCAGTTTAATTCTATGCCTTTAATATGAGTTTCTTTTATAAGGTAGTAGTACTTGTCTTGTTTTACTTCTATTATCTTTAAATTTCTCCTATCTTGGAGTATATACCTTGTAAAGTATCCACGTACATAATCTCCTTGTTTTGGAGCAATTATATCCAGTGTAAAAGTAAATTCTCTAGTGTAAGGTTCTTCACTAACAATGGTAAGTTCCTTTGTAGTATTAGAGGGTACCTTCCCTGTCAGGTACCTATCATTATAAGTCTTTATATACCACCCCACATACGGGGTACCGTCTTTTTTAAAAAGAAAGTCTCCTCTTGAATGTTTAGGTTCACTATATTTTGATTTGGGTATATACATATTTAAAGTCCTATTATTGTTTACAAACCAAAAGCATTTTTTTGAACAAAATTATTAGTAGTCTCTTCAACATTTCTCCAGCGTAGTTTAGAAGGGTCACCTATGCCATTATCTTTGGTCACGTAGATATGTAAATGGTCTAACATCTTAGTTGATTGATAAGATTCCGATACTGATCCCATTCTTCCTATAACAGTGGATGCTTGTATTACGGTTTTTCCATCAAATCTTTGTTCACCGGGATATTTTGTTACATACCCAAGTGTCATAATAATGCCCTTATATTCCCCGGTTCCGGTGATTATAAAGCGTCCTATGGTTTTTGTATCTATTTTCTGTCCTTTTGAATATGGTGCGTTCCAGGTGATTGTTCCCGGGAATGGGCAGTAGACTAAATCTCCTTTTGTTACTAGTACATCCCAGGCTTTATGTAAGGTTTTTTTCCCTGTTTTCTTATCTGTTCTTGGACTTGTCCAAACTCCTTTTCCTTCGAGATCATTTCGGGTATTTAAACCTTTTTTACCTAATGGATTTATATAGTCAAGATCAGGCATGGGGACTGCAGCGTACCCTCCTAAGATTTTTTCTGTAAAAGCTTCGTCTGAAAAGGCTGTTAGGTCTAACTCTTCCTTTGTTCCTGTCACGGTGGCGGTGGTAATCATCTGAGTTTTTATATCCGTAACCCATCTTCCGCTTTTGATGCTGTTTGAAACTCCTGTCACTAGAAAAGCAATTTTATCTTTGTACTTTTTAGGAATTACTTCGTTAGGCACAAGAAAGGATTGCCCAATTTTAATTCCAGCGATTCCTTTTATCGTAAAGCTTAATTCAAAAGGTATAATACCTGCAGGATTAGTGTTTTGTTCTTTCGTTGTATATTCTACAAAGGAGGTTGTAAAGCTAGTATGGTGAGGAATTATAGCTTTAAGGGCATTAGTATCAAATATTAAAGCATTCAAGTTATTAAATTGATCGTTTGCGCGATGTAAATGCAAAACTAGTTGTTCACCATCTTTTACGTTTACTATAGGTGTTTTTTTAGGGGTTTCCTCTGTTTTAATTGTAGAGCCTATATTCTTAGTAACAAGGTGTCTATCCTGTATGCCCTTATTCCAGTTAAGAAGTGCGCCGGTGTCTGTGCCTAAATCTGTGGATCCGTACTGTGCTGATATAGCCATCATTGTGGTAATATTACTACTCAACTTAGAGGTGAAAGATAAATTTTCTAACATAGAATTTAAACCTACTAGGTCTATACTTGACCCACTATTCTTAAGGGCGTCTCCTTTGGGAACTACTTTTCTATCTACTATATAATAAGTAAATTCATCTTCATCATAATGAAAATCAAAGTCATTAATCCCCCCCATTGTTTTTTCCATAGTAGCTAATAGTTCTTTAACAAATTTGAATACAGTTGATTGGGTGGGGTGGGGTGTTGTTATAGTCTCATCTAATATCGATAGTACATGATCTATTCCCACGTATATATTAAGTATATCGTTTGAGAATCTACTTTCAACTTTACATTTAGATGCTACTGCATAATTATATTCTGTATTCTGATCTCCTTTAGGTAATACTGCAATGGTAGGGTCTAAAGCGAAATGCTGAAAGTATGTTAAAAACTGGGTTTTTACTTTTTCTTCTTTGTTTCCTGTGTAAAATTTAATAATATTTTCTCCCTCTTGGTCGGTAACCATGTAAATTAAATTAACTAATTCTAAAAGGTGATGTAAGGG